TGGAGCTACTATCACTCTTTCTGATGCTGCTATCTATCACACTGTTGATTGTACTGGAGGAGCGAACCTATCATTTGATTTTACAACAGATAACGAGTCAAAAAGCCTGATGCTTTCAAATTTCAATGGATTTATTGAGTTCCAAAACTTTGGTCACGCAACCGCCACTCACTTTGCAGCAGCTTTCGGAACAGGTGAGGGAACATTTAACGCTAACTGTACTGGAGCAGATGCAGGAGATTATATTGATGTTCATGGAAATTGGGAAGTAATTGACAATGTAGCTGGTGGATGGGGTGGAACAATATCTCCAGGCGCTAATACATGGTCATCGTTAGCGACAATTGATACAAATGTGGACTCTATACTTGTTGACACAGCAGAGATTGGAACAGCAGGGGCAGGATTAACAGATGTCGGAGGTATGTCAGATGCTATGAAAGGAGAAGTTAACGCAGAAGTAGACACAGCATTGAATACTGCAATACCATCTACCCCTACAGGTGATAGTATAAATGATTACATTATGAGAATGAAATATGTAATGGTTAATAAAATAGATATAACTGAGGCAGACGGAGCTACTGTTATATATGAAGATGATAACGTAACTGAATATGTAAGTATTGCAGCAGCATATTCATCTGACTCTACAACCACAACCAGAAAGAGGTTAGAATAATGTTTCATTATGAGAAAATGTTTGAACCGTTTACTAAGGATGGGGCAACTCTTGAGGGGTCTATTAAGTGGCTAAAAAAGTCAACAGACGCAAGCGATAAAATAATAGACTATGCAATAGCAGATGCTATGGATAAAATAGCTAATGGGGAAACTTTTGAGTTACCTTGTCCTTGTGGATGCGGTATGGAGAATGTCCATACTCCTATAAACCATTATATGTTATCAAAAGTATATGAGTTAAAAACAAAAGTGGATGTCCTAGAAGTAGAGTTAATTAAAAAACAGCAAAAATCCTTATTAGAATCACAACTCAAACTATTAGTTAAAAATGATAAACAAATGATTGAAGCACTATATGGAACTTGGTCACAACGGAACATACCAACATTTAGAAAACTATTTAGAATGAAGGATTAGTTATGAAAATATATTCTGATGGGTCTTATTTTTCTCCTTTATTTGTGAATAGTAATCCTGTTAAGGTTGGGGGTGATATAGCAATAGGAAGGTGGCAACCAGACACAGTAGAGCCAATAGCTCAAGCGACTCCTACAATATATGTTGATTCAGCAGCCTCAGGTACAGGGTCAGGGGCAGATTGGACAAATGCTTATACTACTATTATGGCAGCACACGCAGCAGCAGGAACATTAGCTGGTGCTGTTGTTTCTGTTTCTGGTGGGGCAAGTGGTAAAACCTACACTGAATATTTAAACATTACAAAAGGCGTAACCATTCAAGGGAGTACAGAAACAAGTCACGATGGATTGGTATATGTCAATGGCCAGCTTAGAACAAGCAACACATCTGGCACAATTACACTAAATAACTTTAAGATGTCTATTGAAAACCTTGCAGGGTTTCCGTTTAGATTTGATGCTGCCAGTGTTGTTGTCCACAATAACATGCTTTATGGTATCTTTTCATCGAATAGTGACCCATCAAGGATTTATGGGCTTACTCATACTTTTAACTACTGTACTTTTACGAGAGCAGGGTATGATATAAATTCTAAAGATCCACGCATTTTCACAAACTATACTAACGCATCAACTTTCACTTTTAATTATTGTACCTTTGATGATGCAGGGTATACGTTTACACTTATAGCAGGGTCAACATGGACATATAATAACTGCGACATGATGTCCAACCTAACCGCAGCGGCTTTTATAAACATTGGCAATTCTGCTTTAACAACTGTTAATTTTAATAGATGTAAGCTATTCGGATTACAACCTGTTGACTCTGGAGCTTCAAGCGTTTTAAATGTTGATAGATGTTATTGGCACAAAGAAGCTGGCATTTCAAACGTTGGTGGAAACAGTGTTTATTTCGATACCGCGAATATTGCTACTATTACAAATAGTTTAAACGGAGTGGTTCCTAAATTTACAAATGCAAAAAATGGCGTTGGTCAGTTTTTTGTTAGATATGATGACTTAAACGAACTCGATGTAAGCACAGCAACAGCAGCAATTTTAAATCCTGAGATTCCTATAACCCATGCAATTAATTTACATGGTAGAATCTCCAACACTCGCCCAACAGCCTCGGATATAGACGACATGAGAACGCTTATTGCTGATGGAAACGAAATAATGAATCACGGTGCTACTCATTCAAACGGTAGTGATATGGGGGTAATGAATATATATGCATCTTCTGGCACAAGCCCTACTATTGATATTGCCACAACTCAAGCAGGGGATTCAACTACATGGACAGGCACTCTAACTATCACGATAAACGCAGAAACAGCAATATATGATTTAACAGATGCTGATTACGATACAATGGGAGAATTAATAGCAGACTTAAATGGTAAATATGTAGGGGATGGCAGGTTGGTTTGTTGGAAATCATTATCTACACATTCTAACAATGGTTTCCCTTGTATGTTAGAGGATGTTACAGCGCAAGCGATAGGATCAACATATGAGGCTAATTATGACAGAACGGCATATAATACTTATGAAATTTCAGAATCTATTGAAGATTTAACTTATTATATAAATGCTGCAACAGACAGAAATAGTTCAAATGCTGTGTCAGGAACGAGTGTGGCTGTCCCTAATCCAGTTTATGTGTGTAAAGGCTATGCTTCGCCATATGGTGAGGGAGATGATACTATAGTTACCCTGCTTCAAGCTGATGCAAATATTACACATAGTACTCAAGCTGGAGCAGATTCAAATAGCAGTGATTATTATGGCCGTGGCGATGACATTAATCTATATGAAAATGAGTACATACAATTAGTGACAGAAACTCAATCAGAAGATTTGTTTGCTATGGCAGCCCAGGCAGCAGCATCTTCGAGAATATGGGCAGGACTGTATCACGGGAATACTCCTTCGTATAATGGCTCCCTTGCTAATTTTAAAGCAATGCTTATTGATCTTGGTGTCGGCGATCAAACAATGGCTGAGTATTTTACCTATATCAGAACTGACGGTGGTTGGACAATAACAGAACCAAATGCAGCTTTTACAGGAACAGTAAGCGATTATTTAAGTCAGGGAGATTATAGTTTACAGGATGGATCACCGTTATATTATAAAGAATAAGGGAATAACATGGAACACGATTTACTAATAGAAACAGCGACTAATGTAGTTAATATTTGTAAAAAACTTGATAAGCTTGATGATAAACTATTTGAGCAGATAGATAAATTGGATAACAAAATACAAACTCATATTGATAAGTCTGATATTGAGATGGATAAAAAGGTAGATATAAATACATTTTGGAAAGTTATAATGATTATAGTCACTGTTTTAATTATCTCTGGTGGAGTCGTTGTCACGAATAAGACTTGTATATCAGAGCAAGGTGTTGAAATTAAATATTTACAAGGGAGAGTAGAATGAAAATACCAAGAATACCGTCAGGTAAAATACAGCAAACAACATTGGCAGGGTGGCTATCTTTCAGTAATGGATTTTTAAAAATGTTCGGTGACGTAACTCCTGGGGCATGGTGGGCTGATATTGGAAAGCTAACCTTCGCAAGTTGGTTTGAAATTATTGTTTCGTTTGTTATATTCCTATGGATGGTTTTGCATAATGAAGATGATAAGGCTCGTGTTGTTGTTGTTAAGAGAAAGGTGTAGCTCCCATCGTTAGACAGGAGCTATGATTTAAAATTAAACCTCTGCCCTTGAGTTTAAGTCTGAAAGACGTTCGTTGATATAAGAAATTTTTTCTTTTGCAGTTCTTATCATTGATGCTATTGGTGCAAGAGATTCTCCATCTTTTTGGTTTGAATCTTCAGGTGGAGATGGTTCGCTCAAAATAGGGTTAAGCCTTGAACTTAACTCATCAACTCTGGTTTCAGTAACATCAATCTCATTTACCAATCTGTCCAACTGTGCGTTAATCTGTCTTTCTCTTTCTACTTCACAACAAGTTTCATTATTCATTTTTACTCTCCTTGTTTTTTTGGTACAATGTACCAAGTTAATTAAACAATATACTTCAAGTGATTATCAAGATAAGAACTCATACCAAGTTTTGCTACAGCTAAGTAGTATTTATATGCTCTTCTTCTTCTTAACCATTGAAGCCATTTATAACCCCCATGTTCTTCTATTATAATATACATATTTTCTTTAAACAATTCATTGGCAACATTAAAAGATTCTTCATCATTCCATACACCGAATGTCCAGTCATGAATTTTACAGGCAGCAGTAACGCTTAATCCGTATATCTTATCAGGCACAAACTTATCACCAAACCCACCAGGGCCACAACCACCTGTTATAGCATCAACGATATCTATGTTTGTCTGCCAAAATGAAAAGGGTGCTTTTAATTGTTTCCCATACATAAAAACACAAGCGTCATACTTTGAATTAAATGGTAGCTTTTTAAAAAACTCTTGATTCTCTGCTATTATTATGTCGTCGGTTGCTATTGTGCTTGTTGCTGTATACATTTTACTACCTCCTATTTAAGTATCATAATTCTTATGCCACAATACACTATCTTTTCTCGTATTATAATACGATGTTAATGATACACTACTTTAATGCTCTTGCTTTTTGATACTGCATCCATGTTGACTGAGCGAATATCTTTGGATATTTCTTTTCCATAAACTCCCAAACAGGCATACCCTCATATCTTCTGCATAAATAATCAAGAGAGATTTCCATTAATGAATAATCACCATCTCTAACTTCATGGAATATAAGTATCCCTCTAAACTCATTGTTGGACTGTAATCCTCTATATGACTCATCGTGAAGATAACAAGCTCCAAGAACTATACCTCTAATTCTTCTGCCGTTACTCAAAGACCTACACCCTGATAAATATATTTGTTGATGACCTTGGACGAATGAGAACCCTATCTTTTTCATTCTTAAAATAATAGACTCTCCACCGATTGCTCTTGAGGATAAATCATTTGTGAAATAATGGCTATAATGGATTCCGTCAATATCAACTACTTTTAAAAATGGATGAACTATCCAACCGAAAGATTCATACTCAAGATTATCAACACTCATAAAACCATCAAGCTCAACCATGTCATCTGCTCTTCTCGTTATTCGATTTTCATGGTTGCCTAAGGTGAGATGCAGCTCTGGCTTGTACTGTTTCTTTTTCCATAGAGTACGCTTAGAATTATAATCATTCATGGGCTTTAAGAGAGCTTCCATGCCCTTTTTAGAGGCTTTTATATCATCTGCATACCTCCGTCCCTCAAAACTGCCCTTACCTATGTCATACGATGATAACGATTCTATATCGGCAAAGTCACCTCCCTGGATTATAACGTCTGGTTTCTTTTCTATAATATAATTTCCTATCCATGTCAGGTGGTCTATCGGAGTATGTGGTGTAATTTGTGTGTCAGGAATATAGCAGTGTTTTCTCATATCATCTCCTTAGTAAATCATTCATAGTTTTATATCCGATTCTATTTCATTACCCCAAGAATCCCAACCATCAACCTTTTCTCTTGCAAACAGCTCTACCCTTTTAAGATCCCCTATTAATTTTAATATTCTATCTCGTGTTTCATTCGGTTTTTTAGAATGTTTTTGTATACGAGAGTCTATCACAGAATGAACGCCAGCATCTATACGTTTAGGCTTTCCTTTTGTAGCAAGTAAGCATAGCTCTGCGTTTGCACGAGTCCACTTGCCCATACCCCAAAACCAAGAGTCAGCCACCTTGTTTTTCTTTACCCATGTAAAAGCGACTGTTTTATATTCAAAGCCCCATGCCTTTATTAAATCAAAACACTCGTTTAGCTTTGGCATTGTTACCCAAAGGAATAGAATAGAATCTTTATCTGCAATATTATTAACTGGCAATTCTTCAAGCCAATTTTGTGATTGAGTTTTATACTTACAACCTGCTCCACGATTTCCAGAAAGCGCCTTATCTTTATAACTCCAAGGTGGGTCTGCATAAATTATTTTATATTTCATCTATAAACCTCTTGTTTATTAATTCAACTATATTTTTAAAGATAGGTATACCAAGTTTTTTAGCTATGTCAATCTCGGCAAGAGTTCCTTTTGAATCTTCCCAACCATCAACCAATAAAACTGCATCTGATACTTCAAGCCATGCTATTGAGTAATTATAAAATTGTTCTACTGTAAGCTTAGAATTATATAAAGTCATGCAATATTGTTTATCGTGCCAAGGGCAGAAAGGTGCGTAACCCAATCTAAACAATTCAGCACAACACGCTTCGCCTCTGCCAATATTCTGTAACACATCGAGTACATTATCAGCACTATATTTTCCTGCTACATATATTCTTTTCATATAATCCCCTTTATGATTTATAAATGTATGATTTATAAATCATTAACGCCTTTTTGATTGCTTTGTGCATCATTTATCATGCAAACTCAAACTTGTATCGTATATATGCACGTTCACCTATCATAAACATACATATATATGTACTATAATCTATCTGCTGCAATAGCCAAATATCCAGCAGCATCTATATAATTATCCCTTGATTCTTTCTGACCTAACATTCTTGCGTGTTTAAAAAGTGACATCATAATTGCAATGTCTTTGGCATTTAAAGTAACATCATGCTCATGCTTATGTACTATATAAGTATTCCAAAACTCAGCGATAATCTGAAATGAATCTTCTGGTTTACCATAACTATCTTGACGTTCTCCGTTGATAATATCTGATGCTTCTTCAAGTATGGTCTTTTCTTCTTTGGTTTCATTATGAGTTATGAGAACCATCTCAACACACTCCTCTTCGTTATTCATATAACCACAACGACCATTCTCAGTTGAAATACATAGACCCCCTGACCTATAAAACTTACATGAGTTACTCATATCGTTTTCCTTCCTTTTTTAATTATGTTCTTTTGTGTGACAACTCCAACACACTGTAATAAGATTATCAACCGTATCTTTCCCACCCTGACTTTTCTTTATCACATGATGACAATGAGTAGACGGTAACATTGAATTATTTAACCCTGCTGTGAAACAACCACATTTCTGGCAAACATTACCATCACGTTCAAAGACAGCTTTGACTATCTTTTTGGGAATAGCTTTAGACTTCTTGGTTTTCTTTTTTGGTTTAGGGTTTCCTATCATTTACTTAACCTCATAAAAGAAGTTATTTGGTTCATTCGGCAATGGTATATAACAATTAAACTCCATACTCGCAAATCTCCTAACTTTCTCAAGATATTCTTCCATCTCTTTAGTATTCAAACTCGTTGTGGATTTTACAAACCACTCCCCTTTTTTCCCATAAGCAAGAAACTCTCTGCCCATAAGTCCATGAATTTCCTCAGTGGTATATCCTAATTCTTTAGCAATTATATCATAGACTACTCCCCACATATAATTACTCTGGTTTGAACTCCTATTGTTCCTATGTTCTTTTATAGTCATAATAAATCTTTTTTCTGGAAGTGCAGATGCAAGTCTTTTAAAGAACTCAGGCTTTTCAAAGTTAAACTTTCCTTCTTTTGGGTTAAAGAATATTGTTGTTTGTTTATCCATCATCTTTCCTCCCATCCATCAAAGTTACTCATTCTTTCTCCTTAAAATAATTCTGGTTCTGAGTTAGCTATTCTTCTTTCTATAATTTTACAATATTCTTCTGATATTTCAGAGCCTATGTAGTTTCTGTTTAATTCTATTGCCATTTTTGCTGTTGTGCCACTACCCATGAAAGGGTCATAGACTAAATCATCTTTGTTGCTCCATGATAGGATATGGTCTTTTATTAAAGTTTTAGGGAATGGTGCAGGGTGTCCAGTTTTATTTCCACCACATGGTGGCTGATCCCATATAGCGAATCTTTGACCATATTCTGTTCTTTGTTTCCCATCTGTACTCATTTCCACCATTGAACCATCAGCTTTCCTTAAATTACCACCTATCCTACCCTTAACTTTATTTTTACGGTCTTTAATCGGATTGAATGTTTTAATAGTTCCTTTGGTTAAAACAAACATATATTCAAACGTCTGAGCATATCTGTGCTTTAAAGACCCTACTGCTGTGAAACTTCCCTTATTCCATATCATAGTATCATGCAGATTAAACCCACACTCTTTAAAATACAAAGCCTGTTTAAAACTTGTTCCTGTCTCACTTCCGTTTATCGTTGCATCTCCAACGACCCAAACAACGACACCGCCTTTTTTTGTTACCCTGTATAATTCTTTAGCTATACTTTCAAAATCAAACTCATATCCGTTATATGTCCTCAGGTTGTCATATGGTGGAGATGTAACGGTTAAATCAATAAAGTTATCATCCATTCTTGACATCGTATCAAGACAGTTTTCATTATATATCTTATTAACCTCAATCATCTTTCCTCCCATCCATCAAACCCATTATTATTACAACTATCAAAACACCCACAAAAACTCCTGAGTCTTTTACAAGTATAACATTGTCTTACAACTTCTGCAACTACTAAGAAATTCTCGGTAGTTCGATATTTTGTGTAGTATCTATTTAGATTTACCCTATTACGTCGGGTATGTAAACAACTTGTGCAAGTAGGCTTTTTTAAACCCCTAGCTGCTCTCATAGTCCCACACAGCTCACAAATAGCAATCTTAGTGACAAAGATATTCCCCTTCTCAGATACCCTCCTTTTCGTTGTATGGTCTGTTTTATTCATCCTCTTTTTTGTAATATTACCTTTATTATCTACATAGACCTGTTTATATATAAAGTTTGAATCCTCAAGCATAGGTGATTCGTTTTCAAAAACGACATACCTTAACCCTGGAGTTAAATCATCATACAGCGAGTAATTTTCTCTAATCCATCCGACCATATCCATTATAAACCGTCCCTAAAACCTATAATTAATCATTAAAGCTACCTTCCCATCCACCTTCTCTAAATCACCATCGTATTTCTCTATATAACTTCCAAGATAATCCACTCTTGTTTTCTTAACCTCATAAGATAACTTAACATATCGGCCAGAACAAGTCAAGCCTACATTCCATTTTTCTGATAACGGATAGTGATAACCAAAACCGATCTCTCCACCATATCCATTATCGAAACTTAACTCAGTATTATTACACACGGGTGAATTAATAACCACATATGGGTTATAGCACCGTCTTTTAGTATATAAGAACCTTTTTCTTGTCTCTACTGAGCTATTACATTGCATCATATCGGAATCGTGAGGAGAAAATACGCCTCCTTTTATGAATACACTCCAATACTTCCATGATTTTTGATACCCTAATCCAAGAGATACTAAGTTTAGATTTCCATAACTACTTCCCTCAAAATCAAGTGGATTAATATCGTAGCTTGTGTATGCTAATATTCCTGTATCAAAGATATAGTTTAGTTCTAATCCTTCACCGTTTTGGGCATCAAGTGTAGATGATATTGGGACTACTGAGTATAGTTTAGTTCCAAGCTCTCCTGCACTACAAATTTTTGGCACAAATATAAAACACAGTATAATAGTTAATACCATCATAGCTAACATAAATACTGCTACTGATAAAAATATTTGCCATAGTTTCATAATTAATCCTCCATTACCCAAGGTGTCAAGGCTTGCCTCAAGTTTTTATTAACCTTTCTAAGTTCGGCGATTTCCTCTGCTTGTGATACTATCAACTCGTAT